TCGAGTTCTTCCTGATTCCATTTCATTCCTTTTTTCTCACCAGTCAAATCTCCAAAATAATATCTTAGCTTTTCATTAGTTTCAATCTGACTTTTAACAAAGTTAACATTTCTCATTGATTGAGTCTTATTAGTAGCTACCCATACAGTAAACCACATCTTAGTTGCTATATCATAATCATATGTAACAATATCTTTCAATATAGATGCTTGAGTAATCTTAGTCTTTCCATGTCCACGAGGCAACATGAATATCTTTGGTTTCAGATTACTTAAATCATCTTTTAAAGCAGCTACTTCATAGTGATATGGAGATACTGTTTCTATTCTAAAATCATTAGGTAAAAATAGCATTCCAAAATCAACTGCGCTACTTAGTGCAATTTCAAGTATTTCTTCTTTTTTTGATACATTACCTATTATTATGTTTGACATCTAATTCACATTAAACTTTATAAATACATATCTACCATTACTATACACAGATGCAATCTTATCGTATTTAGATACGATATATAATATATCATCATACGAGCAACTCGTTAAATCCATCTTCATCAGTGTAGGAAATAACCTCAACATCTTTGGTATGGAGTCTACTAATTGTGTTATTTGATAATCTGTCATTTGTTATTTCTACTTTCTTTGACATTCCTAAAAGCATTGCTTTTTTTTCTTTAATTTGCATCAACTTATCATCTGTAATTTCAGACATGTTAGATGATATTTGAGCTATACTCTTATCCTTAGATGGAAACATATTAGATATTTCTGATAAGTCTCTTAGGGCTGCTCTAACAGATGAAGAACAGTTTTTCATATCTAATAATCCATCATCAACTAATTGTTTATATTTGCTAACTATATATGATTTAGATACACCTTCTTCTGTAAGTATTCTCTCTACTTCATCAGATATTGATGATTGTATTCTTTCTTGCTGTAATAACCTGTTAGATGACATAATAGAATAATATACATTATTAGTTTTAAATGTTTCTTTATAAGCTTTATCTGGCTTCATACCATTTGCTACATAGGTACAGAATACTTCTTCTTTTGCTGTGAGTTGGTCTCTATCTTTAATTCTTTCATTAAAGTCCTTCTTACTCTGACCTATTGCATATCTATTAGGATGAAGCTCAAATCTAGTATCCATAATACATGTTGGATTGATAGGAAATACGCCAACGCAAGTTCTTACATATCCTTTATTAAATGAACCTGTAGTATCTGCTTTAGGTGGAGTATTGTTTCTTACTAATATCTGAACAATTCTAAAATCATCAGAGAAACACCAATCATATTTTTGAGCTTCTCTCCATGAAACACATATCTTACCAGAGAAATCATTAATATATGTGAAGTATTTTTTAAATTCATTTAATGCAATTCTTATTTTTTCTTCATCTGAAACATCTTCTAATGTTCCAAATATCATATGTATTTTTTTTTTAATAAAGATTGATGAGAAATTCTTAGAATGAGTTATTTTATGTTCTGATGTCATGTTATTATTATGAATGAATAGATGATTAATTTTTTTTATTAAATCTATTGTGTTTCTAATATAGAATATTTATCTTTAAATATACAAATAAATTATCTAAATTATAATTAAATAATTAATCATATAAATTCATAATGAAAATAACAGAGAAATTAGTAATAAATCATTATAAAAAATATACTAGCCATTCAATGATGATACCAAATACAAAGTTTTTCAAAGATTTTGAATCAGATATAATATGCATAACTAGTGATATGTCTTATGAATATGAAATTAAACTAAGTACAACAGATTATATAAATGACTTTAAAAACAAGTCTCGTAAGCATAATTTATATGTATCCGAGTATAAAGATTCTCCTAATTATTTTTACTTCATCACTCCAAAAGGACTAATTGGAAAAGAAATGATTCCTGATAAGTATGGTCTAGTTGAATTTACTGTAGAATATAAGAAATTTGGCTCTAAATCAATACCATATTTATCATTTTGTTCAGTTAAAAATGCAAAAAGATTGCATAATAACACATTAACAATACATCAATATAAAAAATTATTATCATCAGTATGCTGGAAGTTATTCAAATAGATAATAAAATAGATTTCTACATAGAAAGAAAAGATGCTTTCTTTATTAGTATTCAGAATGCTTTTAAAGGAAAAGAAGTTAATGAAGCCAAACTAAATAAGTTAACTGACTTTATTGATTATGCTCTGAAGAGTAAATACAAGATAATCAAATCTGAATCTAACACAGATATTGTATTCATATTTTGCCCTAAGAAAATGAATAAAAAAGATATTGAAATTGCATATAAAATTACAGATAAAATGATTGAATTAACAAAGAATCAAATATCTGTTGAAGTATATGAATTAGAGTCTTTAATAAAAACTTCAATAAAAGATAAAAAACCATCTAAGAAAGAAAATGAAGTTAAAAAAATAAAAGAATTAAAACAAACAGACCAAACTGAACAATGGTTTAATAAGAGATAATTATGGTACCAAATATAGAATTATATGATTCCAATCATAAATATGAAAATCAATCCGAAAATGAGAAATGTATAAAATATATAACAGACAATTCTAATAAAATATTCTTCAGCGATAATGATTTTAAAAAGCCAAATCTATTCAATGAAATTATAGTTTCAATACGTAACATTAAAAAAGAAATGAGATTAAAATAAAATTATAATGAAAACTACTAAAAATATAGACATATACTTTCCTGGTATCACATCTGAGTTAAATCTTAATATAGTAAAAGATAGCAATATGAAAAGACACATAGTAAGCTGCCATTGTAATAATACTTCTTCTATTGGTTATGTGTTAATTGATGAAAAAAAACAGAATTTGATGGAGATGTTTTATTTAGAACTTTATATTCAATGTACTTACAAACAGCTTCTAAGGTAATAATGAATGGATTAAATAATAATATAAAATACGGTCATTATAAAGTATTCAATGATGATGATTTTTTCACAACAATAATTCATAATGATATAAAACTTTTTTCATATGAAAAATTTTTAAAATTTTCATTAGAATACATGGAAATGAAAATCAAGAAAATTTGCATTTTAAAGGAAAATAATTATTCAATTTCAAATTTGATAGATTAAAATGATTAAATTGGATTGGAAATGATTAAATTAGATTAAAGATGCGATAACTATTGTGGTTCTACTATGAAAATATAATCTGAAAATGTGTATGGTCTATCTATAATGCCTACTCCCCCCTAAAAGGGGTTTTGGATATCGTAATTTTATTGTTAATGTATGTTGTTTTTGTGTTTTTAGTCCTTAATTTAATTATTATATATTATGAGAGTAAAAATGTCTACAGTAGACGTTCAGTCTGTCTTAAATAAGATGAGTTCAAACGACTATGAAATAACAGAAAATGATATCAACATGATAGCAATATCACTCAATGTTGATAACGACAGCCTTAGAGGCTGGGCGATAAATAGCAATATATCTAACGCTGAATTTACTGTGATATACAGTAGAGATAAGGCAAAGGTTAAAGCAATGATAACATCATATGAAGATGCAATCCTAAAGTCTGTCGAGATAAAGACAGCTAAAGGTAATATGAATATGATGTCAGGTCGTAGAAAAAGCTGGATATAAGAGAGAGATTTATTCTCTCTTTTATTTTTTTATATGTGTTATTAATTGTTATTTATATATATGTACACAATATATATGTATGGATAATAACTACAACACACAATAATCACACAATAGAATCACATGCTCAATAAACCAATTTAAATCATCAATAATTAGCGATGATTTTCATTTCATATTGAGTCCAATCTTCAGATATAAACATCAACTACCAACAATGATGTAAAATCCGTACGAACTTTGATAGAGTTCTAGTCTATAAATGCAATACATTTGACGATGTATTAACCTGTTAGTTAAATTCATTTAATGAATAGTAACTATGTTCAATCAAATAACAGGTCAATGATATCCAACATTTTAATAGCAATATTATTCCTAGTGAAACATCTAGCAGTATTTATTGCAGTATACATTATGATTACAATATGCAAGTTCTCCCTAGTAATAGGAATGACAGGCTTATTATTAGTCATATTAGTTTATTTACTAAACTAATGTATATTAACCAGAGTAAACTGGGCTAATTAAATCTGAAGTGAGATACAGCTTTACTACTCAATGTATCGAAACTTTTAAATTAACATTAATTATACAAAGGAGAATAATGTACGAAAATTTGAATAAAGAAAAAACCGCCAATAGCAATTTAGGTGCTGTTATGGGCAGTATTTTGTCTGTTGCTAATGGATGGGGTGAAGCATCAACTTTTTACAAGGTTGGAAGCTATTACGAAAAAGTAGAAATTGCAAAAATAGAAATTGAAACAAAAGTTATAGGTGCTGGATATTACAACAATTTGACCATAAATTGCTATGTAGGTTATAGTAAGGAAAATAAAAAGTTGTTTGAAATAAATGATGGTGCAAATGTCGAGGTTCGATATTGCCCATAACTGACGAGTGTATGACCAGTTGGGCAATTAAATGCACAAATTTTCAATAACAGATAAAACATAATAGAATGGAAGAAAGTAAAAATACAGCACAAACCTCAACTGACGTATATACAATGTTAGGTAACGTTATTTTTTCAAAGGATTTATTTATTAAAACCATTGATGAAATTGAAAAACAACATAGGCACGATTTTAAATGTAGTGAAGCCTTTAGAGTTATTCTACCTAACGACTATGTTTCAAATTATGCAAATCATTGGTTGCAAAATCAATTAGTCAAAATATTGCAATTAGCAATGAATGATAATCATAAACACAGTTGGATTGAATATTATATGTGGGAACTTGATTTTGGTTTAAAATACACTAAAGGCTGTGTTAAAATACATAATAAAGACTTTGAGTTAAAAACTGCATCTGATTTATGGGATTTGCTTAATGTTGCCTAACGGTGGCGATATAAAATCGGCAGGGATTAAGTGCGAAACCCTATCAGCCGATACAAATGATGAATAGATGCACACGGTTAATTGCAGCACATACGCCCTGCTGTTTTATGACCGCTTGTTATAGGGCGTTTTATTCTAAAAAAATATGGATTGGAAAGAAAACATTGGGAAATATGCTTATCGTGTGAAAGATAGCAAGATAGTTAATTCAAGAATTGACGAAGGTCGGATGTCTATACATCTAAATACGGGTTCTGACAGGCACGGGCGATTACTTGACCCCGTTATAGAATATCGTTTTGAACGAGAAAAGGATTGGGTAAAAACAGAAAACATCTTCTTTACGAAAGAGGACTTTTTAAATGCCCTATAACGGACGAGTATAACCGTTCGGGCGTGAATTAAATATAAACTTTCAAAATATAAATGACTTATGAATACAAACAAAACTATCCAAGAAGCAGAAAACAAGCCTGACGGTTATACATTGTTATGCGCTGGAGATGCTGAAAGATTCGAGAAACTATTTGGATGCACTCCTGATAATTTTACAGGGATAAACGCCCCTTATGATTTTTTAGGATGCCAAGAAGCCGAAGAACTACTGCAAAAATTTGGATTTTGTTCAATGTGCTTAGGAAGTGGAACAGCTTGGGCTGAATGTTGTAATGGTTATAGATGCAATTGTAATGGACAGGCACAACCATTTACTTGCCAATGTTGCGATGGTACTGGCAAGTATGAAAAAAAGGAGGGGAATCCAAATTTTGATTATTTGATGTCGCTTGCTAATAGCAATAAGGGGCGTTTAGCTTCTAATGACTGGTAGCTTGCGTATAACGGACGAGTGTATGACCAGTTAATTTACGGATTTTAAACACAAAACATTGATATTATGAGTAAAGTAAATAGAAGCACCCACCAAAAGGCAGTTGAAGAAAACAAGAAATTGATTGCCGACATTAAACTATTAGTAGAGGACGGATTGCCTTCTGCGGAAAAGATACTATGTATTGCAAAATGGCGAGAAAAATTCAAAAAAGAGAAAGAGTTTAATTCTATGATGAAGCAAGCAGCAAGGCAATATATCAAAGACCATGCGGATGAACTGCCTGACTTTTTAACCAAAGGCGTAGTAAATTAATTGGTTATACACATTGTTGTAGTGGCGAAGCGAACGTTTTAATGCACTATAACTAGATATTATAATACAAATGAGATGACAGATGGAAAGACAGCATATTTATTAACAATTTAATTATATATTATGTCAAAAATATATATAGTAAATTGCGATAGTTTAAAACTATTTGCAACATTTAGTACATTAAATGAAGTTTTATCATATTTAAATGATTTGAATAAAACAAAGTTTAATAGTGAAACATTCTCTATCTTTGGTAGAGGAGTGAAAATTGATTATGATAAAAATAATCATGAAAGATTGGTAGATAGTGATTACTATGTAGATAGTGTAGTTTTATCTTTTAAAGAAAATCATAATACATATTATAAATTCTTTATTAGATGTATAAATAAACAAGGAAACACATTAGAACTTAATTAATATGTTCAATAAAGAACTTAACATACATTAAACATGAATAAGAAAATAAGTAATCATTACTTTACATTCGGACAAAACCATGTACACAAAATTGGTTTTAGTCTAAAAGATTGCTTTGTGAAAGTAGTAGCAGAAGATGCTAATAAAGAAAGACATATATTTATTGAATCATTTGCTAAACATAATCTTCTTTCTGTTAATCAGTGGGCATTTCAATATTCTGAAAAGAACTTTGACATTAAGTATTTTCCATTAGGATTGTATTAGGAGATTCATCAAAATGATTAATATTGAATTATTTTTCATATTAACAATAATTAATACAATATCGTTAGTTGTTATGATATTCTTAATTAAAAGAGAACACATCAGAAGAAATTATGATGATTTTAAATCTCATAGATTGATGAAGATGAATACTAAATATTTAGTATTCATGATGCTTGTAAATGAAACATTTGCAGGTATAATATTATACATATTAAATTAATATAATAATACATAATGCAATAATAAAATGGAAAACGAAGATTTATATCATATGTCTGAGACGGAGTTCTTTGATGTCTTGGAATCACAACAAAGTAAACAAAATAATAACAATAAATCTAAAGGCTATGTAAGAATGCATGAAACCAAAAATGGTCGTAAAATACCTATATCAAGCATGGACGACCAGCATTTAGAAAATACTGTTAAGTTATTTGTTAAAATAATGCTCGAAACAAAGAATAGAGCATTATTCAAAGCTGAGTCAACGATTAATTTGTTTGAACAAGAAATTAATGGTTTTAAACCAATCTCTGTTCAAGCAGCTAAAGATATTATCTCAAACACAATGTTCAAATTAGAGCCATATTTGGTTGAGATGATAATAAGAAATAATCCTAAACTGAACGAAGTTGGTTTACAAATCAATACAGTATTAGAAAGAAAAAACATAATGTATGAGCAATTAAAGGAAAATAAGAATGAACTTATTAGTTAGTAATGAACAGTTAACAGAATTGAAACTAGAGATAGTATCAAAAGCTGTTGTTAATGGAAAGTTTAATGAATTAAAGAATGGAATGTTCTTTAAAACATTTACACAGTTAGAAGCATCCAATAAACTATCTGTTGGAGATAGAATTTGGATTGGCAGAATGTTAAAACTAGCTAACGATGGCAAACCAGTTAAAACAATTCCAGGAATAGCAATATTTCATGAAAAAAATAAGTCTAAAAAGCTTATTAAGAAATTTAAATAAACCCATAAAATGTTGTGTATCCTATAAATAATAAATAACATCATGTCGTGAGATATTGTGTTATTGTTTTTTTTAACTATTAAAAAAACCATTATGTTATTTAAAAAAACATATACAATTAAAAAAAGAAGTGAAAATTAACTTGAACGAAATTGAATCTAAAGTAGATAATACTTTAGAAAAAGAAACACCAGATTCTTTAACGAACTGGTTAAAGATTAAAAAACAACAAAGGCTTGAAGAAGCTGCTGAAAATCATTGGAAAATGCAATATATAATGGCATTAGATAAATCAACAAAACCGTATATTATACAAGATTTTATAGCAGGTACTAAATTGCAAGCCGAAAGAATGTATAGTGAGGAAGAAATTATTAATATTCATAAAAAATGGAATATTTTTAATGAAAATCAAGATTCTTTTAACGGAAAAGAAGATTTAACATTTGAAGAATGGTTCAAAAAATTTGAAAGTAAATAATATGATACAAACTAAAAACTTATTAAAGAGATAATATTATAATGAATAAAAAAAAACTATCAATAAAAAACATTCTTGATTCAGATATAGATTTTGATTTAATTTTATTAATAAAAGAATCATTAGAAACAATATCTGTAAGAATTATTTTAGATATATCTAAAGGATTATTTGAAGTAATAAATAAAAGTGCTTATTCATTAGAAATAAAATTAACAAAATTAAATTATGAAGTAAAATTATGGATAGCTAATATTGATTACTATATAGGAGTATATGAATCTGATTGTCCATCATTTTCAAATGAAGATAATTCTATTAATTATGGTATTAATTTTAGATGTTATTCTAATAAAATAGATGATATTGAAAATAATGAATATTATTCATTATTAATTAAAGGTTTAGTACCTTATATTTCTAATAATACTAAAGAAATAGAAAGATTAGAATTAGAACTTAAAGCATTAAAAAATCAACAAGATTTATCTAATGCTACACATTGAGAAAAATACAGGTAAATCATATCCAATAATAGAGATGAAAAATGAACATTTAATGTTAGTTGTTAATTTCTACTTAGATATGATTAAAAAAATATCTTTTGATAGTAATATAACATACATTCAAGAGTTTGAGAAACAAATACATAGACTAATGCCATACTACATTATAGCATTAACAAGAGATTTGTTAACAACAGAACATAATGAGAACTTAAAAACAATATTTTCATATTATGATAACAGAATTAAAAGAACTTCCATCGAACTTTTGCCCAATATGTGGCACTGTGATTTGTTGGATTGATGTACAAATGAGAAATAAATCATCTGGTGAAGAGAATTATGATAAGAAAATAGTAGAAATGCATAAAATATCATTTGCTAAATACTACTGTGGATTACAATATTCTTATGATTCAGATACAAAAGAAACAATAACCCTAGACAACTGTAATAATCATGGCAGAACAAGGCAACTTATTCAATCTAATGACCAAAAAAGACCTTGAAGGTATTCTAATTAAACAGTTAGAAGATATTGAGTCATTAAAGAAGCAATTAAAAATTAAAGAATTAACATCAAGCAACGAAGTTTATACATATAAACAGTGTACTATTAATTTAATGGGTGAAGCATTAGCTAAAGCAAAAAAAGATGTATTTATAGCTAAAGCATTATTAATGGAAATTTATGATTCATTAAATGCTGAACCAAATATAAGTATTAAGGACTTATTAAGGTACAAAGCCAAAATAAGAGAAGCATTTCCGCTTCTTATAACAAAAAAAACAAACATAACTAAAGTTGAATAATGGCAATAATATCAAGAAAAAAGCCAATAGTAGGAATGGATGATGTTTACAAACATTTCCTAGACAAAATTCATTATAATCCTGAAAATTATGATGAAAAAAGAGATAAACCTGTTCATAGAGCATCTATGGGTGGAAGATGCCACAGACTTCAAAAGTATCATACAGATTTTATTGAATACAATGAAACTTTAGAAGATGGAACTGTTGAAGTTAAAATTAAAAAGAAATATAAGCCAAAAGAGCTAGATTATGAAACTAAAAAAGTTTTCAGAATAGGCGATATAACTCATAAAGAACTTCAACAAGCTTTTCAGTGGATTATAGATGCCAATAAAGACAAAAACTACTATGAATTAAGAATGGAAGTAGAAGTTTCTGTTGTTATTCATGGTTTAATTATTGATGGTCATTATGATAATGTCTTAATAAATCATAAAACAAAACAAGTTAGTCTTTATGATATTAAAACAATGAAAATGACAGCTTTTAAGTTTTTTAAAGCTAAACCAATGGATAAAACAGGTGCAATAATTCAATTAGGAGTATATGCTAAAGCAATTAAAGAAGAATTTCCTGATTATGATTTAACTGTAATTCTAGTTGGAATATCTAAAGAAAACTCTGAAATGTTAGAAGTAGTAATAGATGAAAATTCTGCAATTCAAGACGCATATGATTACTACAAAAATTTAGCTCATTCAATGAAGCTAGATATAAATCAATTAGTTCCAATATCAAATCCATTTTCTCCTATGGAACAGTGGGAATGTAATTATTGTAATTATAATCATATTTGTCCATCACCTAAAATAACAATTAAATAATATGTCAGACCAAAGTTTCTATTTAGAATGCTTAAAAGAGTTAACAGAAAACTCTATTCATTTAGTTAATTACATTAAAACAACTAAAGATTCACTATCAGGTGGAAATGCAATAGTTGAAATATCTACAATATCAGGTGTTCTTAATTTTGAATGCGAACCTAATATCAAGGCAGGTAAATGCGGTTGGGAAAAAGCAGACAATGTTATAACTAATGCTTTTGAAAAGCTAATTAAACATAAAACCGCATTACTTGAACAAGAAAATAATGTTGTAAAAGAAACAGACCAACCAAAATTAGCTCCTAAATCAAAAGAAATATGAGCATAGAAAGAGTTGATAGTTCTAATGCAATGTCATTTATTAATCCTGAACTGTTAAAAGCAGTTGAAGATTCAATAAAAGCACGACATAAAAAGACCCAGCAAAAAACTACAAATAAAAATCATATCAAACAAAAAGTTGGTATGGATTATGTAGAATTCTCTTACATGAGAAATGAAGCTGATGAGAATTATCCATTATGGTCAATGACTAATCTTAAGTTTTATCCTGAATTTATAGCCACAGGTTGGGTTATGGTTCAAGGTGAATTAACTTGGTTAGAAGATGGAATTGTAAGGAAAGGTTCTCATGCAACAGCACATAGAATACAATTTAAAACAGGTCTCCCAAGAGTTGCTGAAAATATTGTAGATTTAGGCAATGATGTTAAAGCATCTGTTACTGATTTACTTAAAAAATGTTTTAATACATATTTAGGTATATCTGATGATGTTTATAAAAACATAACAATTGAAAACTTAGATGATAACCAAATAAGTTACATTAAATATATACTCTCTAAAATAAATCCAGAATATAGAGAAAAGTTTAATTCAGTTGTTAATAAATCATTCTCAGATGGTGAAATAAATAGTGTTACATTTGTCTCATATTACACGAGACTTATAAAACAATCATCGAAATTCTTAAATCTTTCAACAGGAGATTCCATTAAAACATATGATGAATACATTTCATCTATGAAAATAGATAGATAAAAATTTCAACAAAAATCCTATATTTAGTACTATTTTAAGTATTATCTTAAAATAATACTTGATTTAGATACTAAATATAGGTATCTTAACTCAAGCAAAACAAAAACCCTTTTATTCTCTTATTGTTCGAGGATAAATTTTAACTCAAAAATTAATACATATCATGTCAACATCATTATCAAAAGCACAAGCACAAGTACTGTTAGATTCAGGTTATATCACTTTAGAAAAATTTAATGAAATGTTTTCTTCTGGTTTAGTAAAGAGTTCTACTCGTTCTACTCGCCCACAGATTAACGTTCCTGAAGCATCTAAAGAAGAATTCTACAACAAATCTTACGATGCTATGTTAAGTATAGCAAAAGAAATGGGATTCGACTATGAGACAGTGAGTCCTTACTCTGGTCTTGCTACTTTGTACTTAAAAGGTGCAGGCAAAGCAAAAGCTGAGGTAACTGAGTCTGTAAAGAACGAATCTGAATTAACATTTTAAAAATAAAACAAGTCCTTAAAAAAGACTTGTGTTTTAAGATATAAATTCTTATAATGAAACCCTAGCATTAAATTGTTAGGGTTTTTTTATTTAATAAAAACCAATACATAAATTAAATTCATAAAAATATGAGTAATCAACAATATTATATAGCAGAACAAGATAACGATGTATCGTTACCAGTATTTACAAAAGATGGCAGACCATTAGCACTTCCGGCATTTATATGCGGTGTAAGAATAGCAGAAATTGAATCAAAGAAAACTGGAGAATCTTTAAAGAAAATTGATTTTGAATTTGAGATTCATGAATCAGCAAGCAAAGCAAAAGATATAGATTTATTTGTAAAAGATGAAAATGACAAATATGACTACTCTAAACCAACGGGCAAAACTGTTAAAGCAACTGCATTTGTTGGTAAAAAAGTAAGAGGTGGTGAAATTTGGCAGAACCTAACTAAAAGTTCAGGTAAAATGAATCGTATTCTAATTCAAGAATTACCTTCATTTGGAGTTGAAATTTCAGAAGAAGTAGTTATTATTGAAGGTCAAGAATACACAGCTAAAGTAATTCCTGAATTAGATGAAGAATCATTCTTAGGCAATCCTGTATTCATTTTCTTAAAAGAAGAATCATTTACTTCTAAAAGAGGTCAAGTTGTTAATCTAACTAAAGTTGGTAAAGTTGTATCTGCCTTCGGTAAGTTCGATAAAGAAATTGTAATGAAGAATACAATGAAAATGGAACAATTAGCAGCTACTGCTAGTGCAAAGCCTTCTGAAGATAATCCATTCGCAGGAATTGGCTCAGACGAAGATGAGTTACCATTCTAAGAAATTAATTAGCAGGGATGAAATACTCCCTGTTATAATATGAAATGTCCATGTTGCGGCTACGACTCATTAGATAAACGAGATTATGATACAATGTCAAAGTCTCTTATATCTAAAAGAGATTCTAGAACAGAGAAAATGCTCATTTATGTTATCAAGAGGATAGCAAAAACAGAAGCAATACATAAGAAAGAGCTGTATTATTTCTTTCAATCTATATCTAATATATCAGATTTAGCTGTATATAATGCACTAATTAGTTACGATAATTCTAATCCATATCAAAGTAGTAAAGGCTTAAACTATCTTAAAGCAATCATAAAAAATTACGATAAGATAATGTCTAAACAAAAAGATTCGATAGAAAGAAGGCTTGGCTCAAGAGCAGAGGAGTTCCCAGATGAGCATAAGACAAAACAAGAATAAAGCTGTTAAACATCAAAATCAAATAAGAGATTTCATTCGTTTAGGATTCAGTGAATTAACGAAAGTTGAAGATGTTGAATCTAGGCCAATGAACAATGCTGGTTCAGATATAATATTATCACCATTAGTAAAAGAAATCTTCCCATTTTACATAGAGTGTAAATGGTATGAAGATAAAACTTGGAGATATTCAGCAAAACACATATATAAAGATTTAGAGGAAAAGTCATTAAAGACTTCATTAATACCTTTGCTGATAAGAAAGAAAAACTTCTCTAAGAATCAATTTTTTGCACCATTAGATGCGATACTAAATATACATTCTAGGATATTACTAGAATCTAAACTAATAAATTATCCATCAACTAATGATGTGTTGATATTATCTAATCCTTCACACATATTCATTAGTTCAAGAGATAACTTTATACAGTTTGATGAAATAAACTTTTTTAAAATAATGTCATGTTTGATGAAATCTTTTTCCCAGTAGATATTAAACCTATTACAAAGAATGGGAAACCAACAAAAAAAACAAAAGTATTCAGGACTGATACACATGAGATAATATCTATGCTATCAGATAAGTACACTCTAATTAGAAACATAGATTTACATAATGCTATAAAAGATATATTTGGAGACGTTGTAGTAAATTCATTTTTCTCTGATGGTTATAAATTTAGATGGGATTATGTAATTCCAACAACAACAAGAGAAGTGTTTCCAGGAGATAATGTATCTTTAATGATAAGTGTCTATAATAGTTACGATGGTTCTAGAAAGTTAAGAATCAATGCTAACATAATGAGATTAATTTGTAGTAATAATATGAGAGTTGGTAAATCAATTTATGAAGATTCATTCTTACACAAATCAACTGATTCAAATAAGATAATTAAATCTATTAAAGGTAATCTAATATGTCATAATGAGTATTTTGATAGTTCTATTCATATATTACAAGGTATGAAAGAAAGGTTACTTACAATGGAAGTAAAAGCAGAGTTGATTAAAAGATTAACTTCATTCCCTTCTTATGTAATGGTTGATTTATTAACTAAAATAGTTAATCCTGAAAACAAAAATCTATATGACATATACAATGTCATTACAAGTTACACTACTCATGATTTAGATATTAAAAACTCTAACAGAGAAGATGTAGCTGAAGATTTAAACAAAATGATAATTTCAATTTAACAAAATAGGGCTTAAATGCCCTTTTTTATGCACATATTAGCACCGATTAGTAACATTGTACTTCTTACATTAAATTACTTTCAAGATGAAAATAATAAGAAAGAAGTTTTAAAACAGCTAGAAACCATGACTACTACAGAATTAAATGTAGAAGACAAGGTTATATTAAAATGTATTGATAATTTAACATATTCGATAAAGAATCAATATCAGAGAGTAGAATTCTTTGCAACAATATTAGATTTTTTCAAAACAATCAATAATGAAACAATATCTAATATATATGAAGAAGAATTAATGAATATAGTAAGGAATGACCAAAAGAATGCACTAGATAAGTGGACTTCTGGATTCTTGTCTGCACTATACGTTGTAAGTCGTTCTAATAATTTCTTTCAAGAAAAAGAAATACAATATGGAGAAGACATAATGCACGCTATACAATACATAGAATCACATGGATATAAGTTAAAACTACAAAATGGCTAAATTAATAAGTTGTTATTATAATCATACTTCAAGTGATTTCAAAAAGATATTATCAGCAAAGTATAAAGCAACTACTAATATACATCCTGTTCCTTTTCAGAAATTC